TACAGAAAATCTGAAATATAAAATATTGTCTGACCTGCATATGCAATAAATGATTGGCTTTTTACTGTATGATTTGCATTAATTGCATCCCCAGGTGCCCAGATAGATGCACTGGTAGTCATAGTATTAGTATCCTTGTGCCAGAATATTAGAATTTCTGAGAAGTATAAACTGCTCTGCTACTTCTCTCTGCATTTGCGCGGCCTGCTCATCATAACCAGTAGTTTTGAATATCTTACTTACCGCTTCAAATTCTATTGCATATGGATGCTCTACTGCAATCCAGGAATTATATGAAGTTTCTTGTATGTCTGGATGCACATAGCAGCCAAGAAGCATATGCTCATCTTCTGTAGATGACCGTATTTCTAACTGCTCACCTGCAAGATAGCATACATTTTCTTTATTAATTCCATATCCATTTACTGTTTGCTCTGGAGTAAGAATAGTAAAAAACACTCCTGGCACATCACCAACAGCGTCATACTTACGTAAGTATTTAAACGCACGCCATCTCGGTACAACAGTTCTATAATCTAATGATTGCCTGTATGCAACAGGGTTCCAGGCAATACCTGTTTCAAATAAATCTTTAGGATAGAAATCAGATTGATGTGCCTTGAGAGTGGCAGCTTTCACAGCAAGTTTAATCTCCGTATCGAGATCTGGCCGGTTAGTAAGAATTTTTACGTCTGAAACTAACTCTGCGAAAGTTGCCATTTTCTAAGTCTCAAATCTATTTTGATTTTCCAACAACACCAGCGCTAATACTGCCAGAGGCAATTGGAGCGATTGTTTTACTAGTTGCCATTCCAGAAATTACATTTCCCTTATCTGAACTTGACTCGCCATTATTCAATGACCTTTCCTGATTAGCCAGATATTCTGCAATTATCTTTGCCTTGAAAACTGCTACTGGATCAAGATCGTCTGAATCTATTTTCTCTTGCCCAGGAATTACTGCTATTGATTGCAGACCTGCTGCTATTTCTGCATTCAGTTCATCTATTTCTACTTGCTTACTTGTGCGATACCAATTATTCTCAAAAACAGCCATTGCACCATTTTTAAAAACATACCTGCAAGATGGCATATCAGCACGAAATTGATGCAGCATAGTACCCATGATTTATAATCCTATTTGTGAGTTTGGGGCGATGGGAATGCCGGTTTTTATCTTGTGCGAGAACCGGCAAACTCGCAGGGGAACCAGGAAAGCGCGAAAACCTAGCTCCACCGATGACACTTCTATCTTATCCAGTAATAAGTTTAACTTTCGCCCAGGCTTGGACAAGTCTTGTAGCAGCAGCTTCTGAAACAGTAATCTGTCCAGTAGTTGCATTTGGAACAAGTGCAGAATCTCCCCCAGCAGTACGAACAGTTATAGATGAAATATAACCTTCATCTGTACTTGCCATTCCTGGGGTGTTTACTTGAATAACTGCCATGGTATAAGCTCCTGTATTCTACCAGCCCTACCTTAACCAGCAGCTCCAGCAGTAAGGCCAGTAATAATGGCATTGGCAGCCGGATTACGCACCACAGTAGTAACTTCAGTCGTAAGCGTACCACCCAAAGCATCAGTGCCAGTATCAGTTTCTGAATTGGCATTGAAGTCTGCGCTCTGTGTCTTACGATCACCGAGGTAGGCAAGGCTGAAAGTAGAAAGATCTACTACAATTGCCATTTTTGACCAGATAGTATTGGTATTAAACAGAGGATGTTCAATTACCCTGAAAGTACCACGGGAAGTTTTAAATGTGGTAAATTGCAGGCCCCAAGAGGTCTGACCATCCACCATCATATAAGTACCATTCAAACGACCAATGGCATTCAATACTCGTTTGGCAGCACCACCAACAAACATCACACGTTCATTGGCAACTTTTGGGTCAGTAGCTTGATCAAATACCGGATCAAGTGCAGCTTCCAATTGCGTGTAATTAGTGGTAGACCCTGCAATAGTAGTATTTGCACTTGCGCCAGAAGGATACAGAGTAGTATCATTGATCGCAGCTACTAGACCTGCCATGGTACGGAACGGTTGACCATTTCTAGTAGACTGAGATTTCTGACCAAAGAAAATTGCTTTCTCAATATCTGCGGCATGGAATCCAGCGCAATCTTGCTTCGATTCTGCTACGTTACTATCTCCAGCAATTACCAGCGTTGCCCGAACAGTATCAGTAATTGCCCAGCTATTGCGGAAAATCTGAGTAAAGTTCGTAACACGCACCGGAGTAACATTCAGTGCAGTTGGACGCACAGAACCTTCTTCAAATGCATTACCTACCATCAGGTATACACCACCGCTGGTAGTGGTACCAGCAGCAACAGTACCTTGCGCACGAGAAACCACAATCTGTGTGCTAGAAATAATACTATTGATAATCACATTCTCACCGAGGTTATTAACGCCGGCGGTAGAAGAACGGAAAATCATGCCAGGAAGTAGATTAGCAGTAGAAACCACATCAAACGTAGTCTGACCTGCCGCCGTTACTGCTGCACCAAGAGTAAAGGACGGGAAAATTGCAGTCTTTGCAAAGAACCCATGCTCTACTTGTACAGCAGTTTCTGATGGAAGCATAGAAGTCATACCAAATAGCGGTGCGCTACCATTTGGCATCAGGCGGGTGATCATGCCTGCAAATGATTTCTTTGCAAGATCAGTAGTGAAATTACTAGTAGTAAACATCCCAGTGAAAACAGCCATTTGAATCTCCTGTCAATATTTTAAATTTGCAAATTACTAAATCTTACAGCACACAGGCATCCATTGTAGTAGCTGCTGTTTTAGTGAGCACTACCAATTTCGCTGCCGCATTAATCACCACATTACCAGTCAATGTAATTCCGGTATTGGTAGTAACAGTAGCTGCCTGCGCCGCGGTATTTTGAATCCAAAAGCTGTAAGTACCGCCAATGTCAAGATTCGGCAATGCAGCGATCAGATCTGTTGCAAGCGGCAAAGTATATGCAACAGCACCAGCAGCGCCAGTAAACTGTGCAATACCGCCAAGTACTGCTGTGACAGTAAGTGTCCTATTGCCAGCAGTTGCATCAGTAGTAATTTTTAGCTGATTCAAAGTACCGTCACCTACGCGGGCCTCTCTGTATACTCCACCATCACGCACCATCGCTCGCACTGCGCCCATAATATGTATTCTCCAAAAAATTAATTAAGATATAAACTTACAATCTATTTCAAAAATTCTTCCCAATCTGTCTCGCCCTTTTTATTCCTATCTACCGGTGCTGCTGGCGGTTTAGGAGCAAAAGAAGTGCCGAGCAGTTCTACATATTGTTTCGCCATGGCTGTAATTTCCGATGCAGACGCATTTGGATATTTTACAGTCATTTGGGCTTCTAATGCAGAAATGATTGGCTGTACTGCGGGGTTAGCAAAGATTGGGTTTTCAACCCTGAGACTGTCAGAAACTGTCTGTCTCTTGATATGCTGGGGAAGTTCTTGGAGGAATGTTTCTTTAGAGCGGTTTAAAGCTTGTTCTACTATTTTAGTAGTAGCAAACGCAGACTGAGCATACACACCCTGAGCTACTTTATTCATTGCTTCTGCAAATGCTGTCTGTGCTGCTTCGCCACCTGCTGCGATTGCTTGTAATGTTTCTGGAGTTACTGCTTTAGAAAAATCTATTCTACCAGCAGCTTCCATGAATTTCTGGGGATCAATGTTTCCAAATACTCCAGATGCAGGAGCTTTTGGATCAATAGGATCATTTTTCCACAGATCCTTAAACGAGTCGAAAGGAGTTGTGTCTTTGCTTTGTATGGGATTTCCATCCGCGCCAAGTGCTGGCAGCATTCCATTTGGAGCTGCACCAGTCCCAGATGCACCGGTATTAGGAGTTCCTGCTGGAATATTTCCAGGATTTGCTGGAGGTGTAACATCCCCAGGAGTAGCAGGTTGCGCAGGCGCAGCTTGCTGTCCAGACCCGCCGCCCATAAGATTTGAAAACATAGACATAATTCCACTAGCAGCCATTGTAATTCTCCTTACTGTTAAGATTATGATTCATTTTGGGTTTTCTGAGAAAGCTCAGATGCATCTATAAGATGCTGCAATATATCTAATTGTCCTTTAAGAAATGCTTCCTGCTGAGTGAAGGACAACACATCATTAGGAGTAAATTCAAGATTAAGTTTTTGCTCCGCAATACTAGCTCTCAAATTCTGAATTACTGCTAAGTTTAGCGACGTAAGAATATGACCCGTAAGTGTGTCACGATCTGAGAGTTCTAGTTTTGTAAAGCTAGTGTTAGTTTTATTTCCAAATACTGGAAGTTGAAACATAGATTACACCGCCTGTCTGTTTTGAACAATATTTGATTCTGGCATACCAGAACCTCCTTGTTGTTGTGGATTATATCCAAACTGTTCTGGCGTTGGCTGCTTTGGCATGTCTTTCATAATCTTTTCAATTGTAACAGGATCAGCACCTTTTATTGCTTCTGAAAGCATTTGCATTGCATTTTGCCACTGTGCAAGTGCTTGTTCATACGCCATTTGCTCAGGAGACTTTTCAAACTCTTGTATATGCCCACCTTGAGTTTTAATGAAATATGAAAACATTGGTGCTAGATTATACCCTGCTGCAATTTCAGGTGAAGATCCAATTACCTGCATCGCTACTTGCAATGTATCAGCATTAATTAGTTTATCTGACGGCGTAAGCCCATCAGAGATTTTAAAGTCCAATACAGCTTTACGCAAAGCAATTGGATCAATTGTAACTTCTCTTTGCAATTCACGGTTGAATAGGCTAACTCCACCTTGGTATTGCAATATATTAATTTTCAATATTTCTTTCACTGGTGTGAATATTTGTGATTCTAATAGTATTGAAACTATTTGATCCCTGCCGTTTGCATTAGACATTACAGATTGAAATTCATGTAATGTCTTATTACCTTTTACAAATTGTCCTTGACGTACTGGATTCTGTCCAGAAATTACATTCCCCATCTGGAGCAAGGCTTGTGTGTCTTGCATTACAAGCTGTGATTGCTCATCGCGGAATGGTATTGGATAGTATGCTTCTTGTACTGGCTTACCATATGCAGCAGGTCTCACTGGAATCTTTGCAGCAGGATTATCACTATTTATATGCGCTTCTGAGATTCTTGAAGGATCATAAATTCCACGATCGCTGATAGCACGGCGCCGCGCTGCGATGTTAGAATTCCAAAGAGCAGAAGTAAGATCTTGAATCGGCTGTACATTAGTTGCAAGGCTTTTAGTTTGGAATCCAAGACCATCTTCCAATGGCTGCCCTAACAGAATCGGTAAAAATCCATGAGCGTTAGTTTGTCGCTCTGCATAGATTAGTACTGAATGATTTATATAAATTAGTTTCCAGATTTGTGGAGTGTTTGGCGCAGGTACTCGTAACCCAAAATCTGAAGGTATAATTTTTGCATACAAAGTAGTAATTTCATACATATCTTTGTATTTTATTTTATTATCTTGTCCTGTAATCCCGGCCCACGCAAGCCAATTAGTAGACCTACGAGGGTCTTGATTAATCAGCGCTTCCGGATTAATCTGTGGAATGTAATATCCGCCATAAGATTGTGCAGTTGTGATACCGCTGAACCCAAGACCTGATTCGAAAGCAGGCACTATATTATCTACCATTTTATCTGGTAGTCTATTAATGAATGACTTTAATTCTACTCTAGACATTACTTCAGTATACCCTGCATACTCTCCTTTGGTATATACTTCTGTAGGATGTACTCTGGTATCAAATACTAAATTATACGGGTCTCTACGGCGAATTGCATTACCTTCCCAAATTACTTCTTTAGGTCGTGCTTGAGTTGTTGAAAAGCTTAAATCAGTTTCAAGAGCAGCAGTTACAACACGGTCCCAAACTACTTCCAATGCGAATAGATTATATTTAAATCCATCCCTAAATGCCAACATAAACTCGCGTGTCCAACCGCCGCGTACTGACTGATCTTCTATTACTGTTTCCATCTGTACTGCAGCATCAATAGTTTTTGGATTTGAAACTACTCCAAATATTGGATGCCCAGTAAGAAATACACTTGCTTGATATGTAACTGCTGCTTCTACCATCGGCATTACAACAGGTACAGTTACATTCTGAAACTTTCTTGAATCACCAAGCCTGTTAGCAACTTTTGCGCGCTGATGCTCTTCTGTAAGATCTTGCTCTCGCATGTATGCAAGATCAATTTGCTGCATTTTACTTCTGATATTCCAATTTTGCGCTTGTAGATTATAGCATTGGTGATGGTATTGAATCAACGCTTCCTGTGTTTTACGAGGAAGGATCATTGGAGTATTTGGCTGGGGCATGGTATTATAATTCCTTCTTTAAATTCTTAGAATGCACAATTTAATTCTGGCGGTAATACCTGAATTGCAGTGTTCTCTTGTTGAATCATTACATTCATAGCCACTACAAACTCACCGTACATTTCTAATACCTTTGGCGCGTATGTAAGTAAGTCTAAAATGTCATCAGCATTATCTCGCCGCAGCGGATTGAATTGCATAATCTGTAAAAATACCTCAGATTTGCATTCCGGTGAAATAAACACTTCTCCCGATGATAATGCTTTAAACATATTAAGGATACGGGAGTTCTTACTAAAGCCGCCAGGATAAATTTCCACACACTCTACGCCATATATTTCCATTTGCTCACAGATAAACTTAAACCAGTAATTCAATGTTGCTTGGTATGCTACAGATTCTACACAAATAAGACGACAGTTTTTTCGTAATGCAAACTTTAAAGCTTCTCTAATTGTTTCCCCAGGGCTATATCTTTCATTTTTTAATTCTTTTAATACTGGGAATCCATTGAATACTTCAAAGTATCCAATTGCAACTGTATCAGTATTAATTTTTCCAGTGGCAGGGTCAATTAGAATGAAATTACCTACTGGTATGTCACCTTCTTGGTATGGTAATTCTGGAAGTTTAGAAAGATCAATTAAGTTATTTGTACTTGCAGTTTCATCATTCAACACTTCTGCATAAAATATTTCTGGCCTTCCCATCGACACATCATTTTCATACTCTTTAAGCAATTGCTTTATTGGTTGCAAATCTTCCCAAAGAGATGTGCCATCTGCAAGAATTCCACCTGCAATAAATTTAATCCAGTTAGGATTATTCTTAAGTTTTCGTAAGATGCTAAACTTGGTAGGATACATGTTTCCAATGAAAATGAAAAGACAGCCATGCGGAGATTTTGCTTTCATGGCAGTACCGGTCATTTCACGCTCTAGAGTTTCAGACTGGATCTGAGATTCTGCACATACTCTAGATTGTATGTCATCAAATAGCATTACATCTGGACGCTCATTTTTCAGAGAGATTCCTCGAATTACTTCTACAGTACCTGCCATTAGAATTATATTCCTACCACGGAATCCAAATTTTTTCTGATCTAATCTCTCTGTCTCTAGCCCTAATTTCCAATCTCCGAATGTTTTAATTATATTCGGTTCATTCAACATATCTGATACGTCTGCAATTATATTATTTGCCTTGGTTTGATTTTCACAAAGTACCAGTATAAATTTGCGCGATGTGAACAGTATGCAATACAACACAAATAGTTTCATCAGCATTGTCTTACCAAAGCCACGAGGTAAGCCTAATGCAAGCTGACTAAAATCTCTAGATTTGTGTATGTATTCTAATAACCAAGTCCAAACTGCAAGAAACACTGGCGGAAATGGATATTGGTATACTGTAGGTACTGCAATACCAGCAAGAAAATCCAGACTTTTCTTTGACAGTTCTATTACTTGCTGAGCTTGGAAAGAAGCTTCAGTTACAGTCTGTTCTGGTACTGTATTATCTACTGTAGGATCACCGCCGGGACCCCACTTATCTAATAAGCTTGGTTCTGCAAATCCAAGACGAGAAAGAAGAAGATTTGCCATGCACTAGAAAAAAGTAGGCTTAGCAATTGCTCTTGTGAGTGCCATCAATCCTGTTTGCAAATCGGTAGCACCAATAGAAACCCAACGCTGATCAAATATTGAATCAGAACGCAAACTGGCAACTATATCTCCTAGTTTGACGCCAAGTTCTTTCACCTCATTCATCTTTGCAATTTCTTCAGCATTCAATTCCCTGTAGCCTTTTATTTCTCTGTGCTGGTTATCCATCATATTTCTCCAAAGTATGAAATTAAAATTATCCCTTATCTACTCTCTACTCTCTTACTCACAGTACTGTCTCCCAAAACCCCGAGCAAAAGCAATCTAGCAGCTTCTTTATTCGCTGCAAGCAATTGCTTTCTCTTCTCTTCTTGGCATTCCAATTTCTTTTTCCTCTCTATATTAGAATTTTCTGATACTTTCTTAAATATCAGAAACTCCAATTTCGAGGGCGGGGCTGTCATCACTTACTCCTAGTCTCTTACTTTTCTCCGCACTTTTTTCTTTTACTAAGCCATCCAAAGCACCAGATTGTATTGTAAGTAAATTCTGATCGCCAACTGTAGTAACCTGTCCATTGACATTAGTTTGAAATTTGTTCAATATTTGGATTGGCACTACTAATTGAATTACTGCTTGTTTCTCTACTATTGCTTCTGGCGTGCTCACCCCGCGCCTTTTTGCACTATTGATTGTTTGAATTGCTTTTAGTATCTCCATTGGACGATGCATCAATGGTAAGCAATCTTTTAACCTCTCAATTAGTGTTGCCTCTAGTCCATCATACTCTGAATCAATTTTATTATACTTCGCTAAATTTTCATAGCGCAGTTCTGCTACTTTTGCAGCAAACTTCTCATCAGAAAGTAAATGACTTATCGCACCATGTGTAAGTCCAAGACTTGCTGCCACTGTAGATGCTGGAATTCCAGAACCTAACAATGCTAATGCTCTACTCTCAGTAAGAGTTGGGGGCGGGCCGATGTGAGTGCCGGCACTTTCAGTAACTGTGTCCATACTTGCTATAGTATCATCTTACTCTACAATCTCCAGAGGAGAGTCAGAGCATGGCATCTGGTATTTTCTCTCTCTCTCTCTCTCTCTCTCTTTCTCTCTCACTTTCTTTCTATTCTCTCTATTTTTTATATAATTTTCTTTTTTAAGGTAGGGCATGTGTAAAATTTTAGTGAAATTTGGATGTTTCCTTAGGAACCAACCCGGACGCGATCCCAAAAAGGCTTCCACCCCCGGATGCGAATGGTAATACGAATCATTATCATTAGCATTAGCATTCGTACCTTGGTTCTCACCTTGATTCTCATTCTCATATGTCAAATACCATGCCAGAATACAGTATAGGTAATGATAATGAGAACCATTACAGATTGCCTGACATTCCCACGACATGAGATAGGTTATCACACTATGGGATAATGAGACTGTTGAGAGTTCGACACTGTGTTGATATATCGACAGGCAGTTAAGCGTATGATCTGTAAAGGTTTTTATGTGGTTTAGCTAGATTGGTGTCGAGAGTTCGACAGTTACTGGAGAGGTAGGGCATGGTGCAGCACGGTAAGTACTTGATTATTAAGGGAGTGTTGGACATGGTGGGTATGGCATAGATTGTGCTAATATACTAGTGTCCGCTTGGACTATTTACACACTACAGACTGAAAGGATTCTATCATGAGCGCAAGTCAATACTTTGTTGTTAAGACCACAGATGCGAAGACTGGAGAAGGACAAACCACGATTCCAATTAGCAGGACTGATGGGAAGAAAGGGAAAAGCGGATTGTGCATCGTGGTGCCAGTGGTATCAGATAGCGTTGTCACGCTAGTACAGAATGATGAACATGGGAAGCAATGGATTGCAAATCACATAGATGCAGTACGTAGTATGATCGCGTCAAAGCTGAATAAGGCTGGAGAAGTCATTACAAGCGATAAGCTCGGTATTACAGCGATACTGGCAGCAATTAAAGAGGATACAGAGAACCAGCGCATGACTAAGGAAAGCATCGGTATATGGTTTGATGCTGACTTGGCAGACGCGATCGGTGCGAGAGTCAAGGAATTGATGACCGGAATCTCGGAGGATAAGGTAAAGGCGATTGTTGCAGGATACAAGGCACAATTCCAGTCATTAAGCGCGAGAGATGTAAGCATGAAGGATACGGTGCGCGACCAGATGATAAGGGCGCTGGAATTGCTTGGGGAGGATTATGAATCCCCGATAGGCACTAAGGTTGCAGCTAAACTTGCCACAGTCACAGAGGCAAGTGAAGTGTTGGTAGCATTGTAAGACAGGATACTGATTAACCCAATGGAAGGATAAAATCATGATTATGGACCAATATCACGTAGATCAATTTGTCGCCAGCGTAGAAAATCTTACAGGTAAACTGGAGGATGGAACTTATGAGAAATTAGATCAATATCAAGTTCGGCAAGTAATGGATGCGCTGAAGGCTGTTGCTGAACTTGTATATCGTTCTGTGATACAATAATATGACATTGTAAGAGACTGCGAGCTAGCATAGACAGGAAGAAAGCAGGTGTAGTATCCTGTCTATGCTGACGCGCAAGTTTTTTTGTTGCGTGAGGTAGGATTCTAGGATGGTATGGTAAACTTGAAAATGAGGAAGACACGCCATGCATGATATTGAAAAGCAATTAGTGGTAGAAAGACTGTATGCTGAAGTATGGCAAAATTATGCCGTGGTATATGGTAATAAACTGCCAGCGATTGCGCTGCTTGACGCGGGCGCAAAAGCAGTAAAGTATGCTGGTAGGTATTGGCCCAAGATGCCTAGAGTAGAAATTAATACAGCATACTATGATGGCACAGAAAATAGTGCTACCAAGTTACGAGAAACAATAGCGCACGAGCTAGCACATCATATTACATACCATCTGTATCCAAAAGCGAAACAATGGCATGGCCCAGAATTCAAGTCAGTGATGCAGAGTATCGGATACGGAGGAAATACATACCATACAATGAGTGTTGCAAAGGCAAAGCAGATTGCAAAGGAAGGAAAGAATGAATTGTTTAAGCTGTAATGGTGAGGGTGAGGGTGAGGGTGACATAACTTAACTAGTGGAGAATAGAATCATGACATTTAAATCAGGTAAAGAAAACGCATACAACATATTACAAGCAAGGCTGAAAGAAGTAGAAAATCAGCTAGCCCAAGAAAGGCGTAAACCAATGTTAAAAGAATTTGCAACTAGACTTGGCGACGCGATGCTAGCTATACTAGCACTAACACCATATGAAGATTGGCCACAGTTTGCAAAAGATACATTCGTATGGGTAGAAAGAGAAACCCCTACTACAGCATGGGAATATAAACAGTTACTTCCAAAAAAGGAAAAAAATAACATTGTCATAGGCTGATTGGCACAATGCCAGAATGCCAATTTGCCAATGCGCCCTACCCTGCTAGTTCCGAGGGGTAGGGCGCGCGCAGGTATATAATACCATTAGGCTACCACTGCAATAGATTGTATACATACCATACCATGCTAGATTCTAGTATATATCTATATAGTATCTAATATATTGGTATGGTATGTATATAATAATTAATTTTTAAATGGGGTCAAATATGATGCATAGAACTATAGATACTAGGAAAGTAAGCCCTATTGACAGGCAGGTAGAGGCAGGGTATAGTCGATTGGCAGATTGGCAGATTGGCAGATTGCCAATTAGACTATGACAATAGAAAGATTTTTGTAAGCACAACCATATAGGAGTCTAGAATCATGACAAGGTATTATAATGGTAAGGCATACACATCGCGGCAAGAGTTTATTATCCAATGGAAAAAAGATTTCGCTGTATTCATTGCAGAACTCTCTGCCGGCAAGTATGATGTAAAGCATATAAATTGGAAACGCGCAGAGCATATGATGAATATAAATTATAGCGCAAAATATGCTGCTAGGATATATCTTAGTTATAAAACTGACGCGTAATTGAAATTATTGGAGATTCTATCATCATGGCAACAGTCCTGTGTTCAATCAGTGGAATTCAATTTAAAACTGAACATTTTCCAATCAATCTTACGCAAGGTGAATCACATCACCCAATTTTTGATGTGCCATTACCAAGATTATGGAAAGTGTTTCCAAAATGGCAAGCAGGTGAACTTACTAAAACAGATAGTTTCCTGCTATTTCTTGCATACATGAAAGCAACAGAACTAGTAGAATTCCGCTGTCATGTATGGCAACGTCCTGATACAGATCGAATTATTGCCAATAACATGGAGAATTTATACCATACAATTGGTAATATAATTCAGATCAAACACCCGAAATTCTCTGTGCCAAGAATTGTAATCTCTCCAGAGACAAGAGATCTTGGCAATGTGAGATACTGGATTCAGACATGGCAACAATGCTATGAGGATTTTTGTAATGGTCTTAAAGACGTAGATTTACGAGCAAGGCTTGTTCGTAAAGAAGCAATGCTAGAAAGATTAATTAAAAATCCAAGTCTTAAGCCTTCTAGGTATGCAAAAACACTTGCATCATGGGCAGCAGAGGCAGCAGAGTTTCCAGATTTTTCTATTGGCATAGATTCAGAATCAGGTGAGGACATTACATTGTCAGAATACTGGCAAGAAATAATTGTAAAATGCCATACTGATACTAACATAGTAAGTGTGCCAGAAAAAGACTTGCAAGAACTAATCACTCACTGCGAAGAAAACTTAGATGCAGGTAGTATTCAGGCACATCATCTATTTCAAACAATTCGTAATGGATTTAAAACTCTTACAGATTTCTTTTCTGTGGGCAGTCCAACATTTATGATTCTTGACGATGGGACTGGCAATACTATTAACAGTGTAGAAAAAACTAATTTACAGATGCTAATAGATTCTGCACCGGCAGTAGAACCTAAAAGAACAGAATATGTGAATGAATTCCAATTCATTAAAGCAAAAATGAAGTGGAATCTTGCACAGCAGAATCAAGAATTAGTTCAGCCAGTGAATAAAACACTAGAGAATCTATAGGAAATAGCCATGAATACAAACTTACCTAATGTGATTCACACAAGCACAGTTCATGGTGTACGACATTTTAATCAATACATTTTTAAGCTACCAGAACCAGTAGTAACAGAATACTTTTCTCAATATTATTTACTCTATTGGTCTGGTGCATATATAAAAGCTCACATTGAAAATCTCGCGGGATGCATTCATCGCAATGGTGTATTATTTCAAATAGTATATAAACCGCCCTTGACAAGGGGAAAGATTTTTGCTAGACTGCAAGATCAATTTGCATTGAGCTTCAGGGTGCCGAAAATGAAATATGGACTGAAACCAGTAGTAATAATTGCATTCACAGACAGAAAGAATCAATCATGAAAATTGTAATTAATACCTGTTTTGGTGGATTTAGCCTTTCAGAGAAAGCATACCTTGAATTGAATAAACTTGGCATACCAATAGTGGATTATGATGAATCAGTACAAAATCAAGGCAAAGTAATTTTTAAACCTACGGAAACAGGAAAATTTCCAATTAACCGTTATTGGGATACTTGGCTTGGCGAGAACAGAACTAATCCATTGCTAATTCAAGCAATAGAAAATATAGGCGTAAAAAATGCCGCAGGTGTATTTGCAGAATTAAAAATTATAAACATACCAGATGATATAGAATATACCATAGAAGAATATGATGGTATGGAACATATCGCAGAAAAACATAGAACTTGGGGCTAAAAGCAACTTATTCTACTCTTATTTGAGCCTATATCATGTCAAAACTATCTGAAATTCTCGCAGCAGCAAAAGCAAAAATTGCAGCAGAAAAAGAGGCAAAAAACACTGCTGCTAATGCAATTATTGCAACTGCTGTAAAGCAAACAATGCCAGAAGCAGCAGAAATACAGTCTGCTGACTCAATTCATTATGGCATTGACCGCTATGGTAATTCTATAGAATGGAATGCAGATCAATGGAAATTCATTCAACTAGTATCACAAGAATTCAAATCCGCAGTATTAATTGGCGCTGCTGGAACTGGTAAAACAACTACAATGCGAGGTGCAATAGAATCATTGATTCAAAACCGATTTTATCCACCTATGAATGATGAACATAAGCATTTACCAGAATCAACTCCTGGCATAGTCTGTATTTCTTATACCCGACGTGCTGTAATGAATCTGAGAAAAGCATTGCCAGAAGATTTGAAATCTAACTGTATTACAATTCACAAATTGCTAGAATACCAGCCAGTATTCTATGAAATTTTTGATGAACTTGCTGGCGAATGGAAAAAAACAATGCGATTTGAGCCGGGTCGCAATGCAATGAATCACTTGTCAGAAAATATTAAAACAATTATAATTGATGAAAGCAGTATGGTGTCAGTAGATTTATTTCACAAAGTATGGACTGCATTACCTAATCCAAGCGCAGTGCAATTCATTTTTCTTGGCGACATACAACAACTTCCACCAATTTTTGGCTCTGCAATTCTTGGATTTAAAATGCTGTCATTACCATTGGTAGAACTTACCATAGTATACCGACAAGCATTAGAATCTCCTATCATCCGATTTGCGCACAGGATTCTCAGTGGTATACCAGTACCAGAATCAGAATTCCCACAATGGAAGTTTCCGAATCAATTAACACTTCACCCATGGAAAAAACGTATCAGTTCTGATTCAGCTATTCTTACAATTGCAGCATTTTTCAAGAAAGCGTATGATGCTGGCCAATATGATTCAGCAGAAGATATGATTCTAATTCCATTCAATAAAGCATGTGGAACTGATGAACTGAATAAGCACATTGGTAATCACATCGCGCGAAAAAAAGGATTAATAACTTATGAAGTAATTGCAGGCTTTGTAAAGCATTACTTCTCTGTAGGAGAAAAAGTATTATTTGAAAAAGAGGATGCAGAAATAATTGAGATTCGCCGCAATCCTACATATGCAGGTAAATGGCCGCAACCGCCAAGCACTAGATTAGATTACTGGGGAACTGTGCAAGAATCTGAATCGAAAGAATCTGAACATCATATCACTGAAAAAGAGCCTAGTGAATCAGAATCAGAACAGGATATTGATGCTTTGCTTGCAGGGATTGCAGCTAACGTAGGAGACGATGAAAGGGTTAAAGAAGCATCTCACATAATTACAGTAGAACTTCTAGATTCTGAACGGACAGTAGAATTAAAATCTGCGGCAGAGATTAATGCATTGATTATGGCATATGCTCTTACAGTGCATAAATCCCAAGGCTCTGAATGGAGAAAAGTATTTTTAATTCTTCACCAAAGTCATAATACCATGATTCAGAGAGAACTATTATATACAGCAGTAACAAGAGCAAGAGAAGAATTGTATGTGATTTGTGAACCAAATCATTTTGAGCAAGGAATTACAGGACAAAGAATTAAAGGTAATACATTGCAGGAGAAAGCATCATTCTTCCAAGGTAAATTAGATAATGGAGAGAATGATTTGGTAGCATTAATGAATAATTCACAGGAATAGAAAAGGAGCATTAAAATGACTAAACTTAAATTTCTCAGTCTTACTCTTTGCACTTATGGTGTAAATGAAAATCGCTATACAGGTGAACTTTCATTTATGAATGAATATGGAGAAATAAAATTAAATCTTGACCCAGATACAAGTGATAAAGTATTAAAAGTAATTTCAAACCAGCTTATATCTTCTGCAAAAACAATCGGTGCTAATCTTACTACTGCATGCATTGAAGATGTAGTAAAAAATAAAGCACTTGACAGCCCCACCGTCCCAGAGTATGCTGTACCCACTGGCGAAAAAATTTAGCCGGTATTTTATAACCCTACGCAGTAAAACTAAATAAGGATTTTACAATCATGGCTGAAATCGATACCACTGATAACGCAGTTGTTGATTCTGCACCTGAAGCAGAAAAACCGAAACAAATCATCCCTAAATTTGACAATAAGGTAGATCTAAAAGAATACAAGTTTCATTTTAAAAAGGATAACCTTGGAAACAAACGTGAAACTATCGAACTAAAGCTTCCGAGTCCCTCAGTAGAAGGATTGGTTGCCATTCTAGAAGCAGGCGGAAAAGAACTAGAAATGCTTTTGAAAGCTGCTGAAGATGTTACTACAGCACAAGCAAGAGCAATTCTTAATGAAAATGAAACAATGACGGCAGCGAATTTCCCAATTGAACAATGCACTTGGGAATTCATTGCAAACATGCCGGAGTCTGAAAAGCGTGGACGTGGTATTGCAAAAGAAGTATGGGAAGATTTTGCTATTGACTATATGGCAGTAATGCCTGGGGTCACGGGTAAATCTGATGAACAAGTATCTTTGGCAGCAAAGCTGTTCTTGAATAAGTTCCAGTCAGTGAAAACAAATAAAGCAGTGATTAAAAAACTGAAAGAACAGCTTACAATTTATACGAATGGAAGTCCTAACGCAGAGAATTTCTACGATTGCATCAAGTTTCTTGATGAAAAAGCTGATACTCTGCTCGCTGCGGATGAAGCAGCACTGCTCGCTAATTTGTAAGAATTGAGCGCAGGAAATAGTGGATAATTGTATGCAGCCGGGTAACTCCACTTAAGCCCCGGCATTACTTTCAACTTCATACTTTCACGCTGCTCCACTTGTAAGCAAGTCCACGGGAAATTCATTTTTAATATTGCATTTCCCGTGGCATTTTTTCTAGTCTCTCTAATTGATGGCATACCCACCAAGTAAATATCTTCCAATATGGAACCAATTAAAAGCAAAGAAGATTTGCAAGATCACCGCCCCCATAATTTACCATAAAACAATTATAAAAATGGTAAAAAATAAACGGGACGATGATCTTGCATATCGTTTTGAGCTTGCAGAATTAGGTCTTACACATGAGATTAAAACTGTAGTGGATGGTACTGTAATTACATTCATTCTGAAAAAGCGAGCTACATTAAATGGACTATAAAAGTAAACAACATCGTAGTAACTCCAACACTACAGCAAAGTATGTGGAGAAATTAGTATGCCTTTTTATAGTACCCCCAATTGTTGGGGTAACAATTGCAATTGCATTTAATGCATTCTGGATTGGAATCATAGTTGGTGTTTGCATACTCATCGCAATGACAAATCTTGGAGCAGAAAAATGACTGAATTTAATTGGCACATATTAAGTATCTTTATTTCCGGCGTATTACTTGGTATATATCTTGGCACTGTTATTACAGATAAACTATACCAAAAACATGCAGAAGAAATAAAATCATACTATAGATTTATAGAAAAAGAAACGGTGTCTCTAATTACAAATCTTAAAAAAGAATTAGAACAAGAAAAACAGTTAAACAAAATCACACAAACACGCACAAAATAAGACAAGGCAGGTATAAACTATGTCATTACTTTCACCGCAAGAAATTCAGATGAAAATCGCAGAACTACAAGATTGTATCTTGAAAGCGCACCCACGTATGCCAATGCTGCTGCGTGAAATTCATACTGTGCTAAAAAATGATCCAGATAATGTTGCTTTACTTTCTGAAGAAGATATTGGAATTTTAGTGCAAGGTTTGATGAAACAGACAGACACTGAAATTGCTACCAATACTTTGAAAAAGAAAGTTAAGCTGAAAGATGTTGGACTGATGGATTTGTAAAAGGAGATTAAAACTATGGAAGATTACTACTGGGCAAAATACAAAGATACCCAAGAACTTACAATAATACTGCACGATCATACAACTAACGAATACGGAGATTTAAAAGAGGATAGATGGCTTAGTAAAGATGATCTTGCTAACTTATACAATGAGATTCAACTCATTCCTAAGCCAGAAGAAATACAAAAACTTCAAAATGAATCCGGCAGAATTACAGACTGAGATGCAAGCAGAACCTTTTCCACTATCTCACTTTCTTTATCTCTATGAGATTGGAAAGTCCCATGCAGTATATTGCAGATACATGCAAGGCGCAAAATTACTTGCAGCTTGGCTGAAACCGATAGTCACATCGCAGCAATACCAACCCTGCCTCATTCCGAAACTGTTCCATTCATACGAAATGCAAGAACTTGCCTCAATACTAAAAATTCCCCAATATGCAATCTATCAAGAGTATGTAAAAAACCCATGGATATTCGACTTAAACAGTTATCATACAGTAGCAGACTTACCTTACATTCTTGTCCAAGAAAGTACCAGCTGTATAAACTCTCAAGCAAAGAAAATACTGATGATGAAGAAGATTCAAGCAGTGAATCAGTTACATTTGCCTTTGGACATGCCGTAGGCACAGGAATCCAAGAATTACTGGTACATGGAAATATAGAAAAAGCAATATACCAAGCTTTTCTTGCTTGGAAAGCAGACTTTCTTGCAGATAATTCTAAACAAAATAAATCATTCTGGATTGCAGCCGCAGCAATTAAAAAATTCGAAAGTCTGCTTCAGAATGGATTTCTTAGCGGCTGGGATTTATATACTTATAATGGCAAACCTGCCACAGAACTTTCATTTATAATTACTTTTCCTGATGGTTTTACATACAAAGGATTTGTAGATGCAGTATTAGTAAATCAAGAATCCGGTGCTGTAATGGTGTTGGAATGTAAAACTACAGGCATGAGCTATGTAAGTGCTGCTACATACAAAAATAGCGCACAGGCATTAGGATATTCTATTGTATTGGATAGTTTGTTTCCAAATCTTTCTCATTATAAAGTAAAATATCTAATTTATAAAACTAAGGCACTAGATTTTGAAGTAATGGATTTTGAAAAAGACTATCTGTCAAGAGCATTGTGGATTCGAGAAATACTGTTAGACATTGAAATGCTTAAATTGTATGACAATGCAAGTATCTATCCAATGCATGGGGAGTCTTGCTTTTCTTTCTATAGAGAATGCGAGTATCTTGGACTATGTACTTTGTCTACGGAAAAACTTACAAATCCATTAACTGAAAGCATAGTTGAACAAATTCAGAAAAGCACTGAATCAGATTTTGAAATCAAGCTTGGATTGAATGATCTCATATTGAGTCAGCTAGACAAAGAAATTCTTGCCATACAATAGAAAGCAAAGGAATTAAACTATGGCTATGTCATTGTATGATGAATATTTTGACGATCCTAATGATAATCTCAATGCAGATATTCAGTCAGAAAAGCACTGTAAATACTGTGGTAAAGGAAATTTACACTGGGAAGATGATAATGGAAAATGGGTATTGACCGATTCTAAAACAAACGAAATTCACAGATGCAAAGAATATGAAAAGAAATTACACACAACAATAGATAACTTTCTTAACAGGAAAATATTTAAATAAGAGAGAGAGAGAAAGAAATGACATACAATTTAACTTATGAAGATGTAATACAGCTTATAAAACAAGGTTTTAATCTTTCCAGCGAAGGCTATAATGGAGAATATAGTAATTATACAGATGATGAATTATGGAATGATTTTAGACGCGTGGCTGATGAATATCTTGTTGAAAAAGGTTTACCAATAGTATGAAACTCACAGACAAAGCCCCCAGTGCCACACATCGCGTGCTAATCTATGGCGCACCTAAGTCTGGAAAAACTCAACTTGTAGGTGAGCTATCTTCGAAATATAAGCTATTGTATTTCGACTTGGAGAATGGCTATGCCACATTACTTAAGCTACCGAAGGCTAGTCAGGAAAACATCGAACTTATATCCTTACCAGATAGCAAAACTTTCCCCATTGCAATTGAGACGATGCTCAAAGTCATTACTGGTAATAAAGTTTCAATATGCCAGCAGCATGGAAAGGTTAGTTGCCCTCTGTGCAGAAAAGAATCTGGACCCGAAACAGAAGTCTGCCTTGCAGAAATGGATAATGAATGGATTGTAGTAATAGATTCACTCACTCAGCTTACAAATAGCGCAATTGCATTCATTACAAAAACACAACCAGAAGATTATAAGATGCAATTCGATGACTGGGGAAATTTAAAAGCAGTTGTAGAAAAATTTCTAAGTCAGGTTCAGGACAACTTGTATCAGTTACAGATAATACGGGATTTGACATGAATATGATGTTAATAGTTGGGTGCGTTGGAGTAACACTAGCAATGGGAGTTTTTTTTTATAGGGAAATTAAAACTATCAAAGCATCCGACATCGGATTCGAGTCGCACCGATGC